TTGTTTTGAGAACGATTTTTATAATTTAATAGTAAGTAACCTATCGTGCATTTCATTGCATCAGAATCGTTGTGAGATATGTTCTCGATGAATTTCTGATAGTCATTGTTAGTTGATTTTGTTTTTATCCAATTTCTATCCAATATCTGACTTTCCCAAATATACCCATCCATCTCAAAGTATTCCTTCAATTCGGTTTTGGTTTGAGTGATTTCTAAAATACCATTTGAGAATGGAATATAACTTGTGTCTTTAGTGTCCTTGAGCATCATTAGGTCAATCGTTTCTAACATTATCAAGTATTGCTCTGTAAACAAGTTATGATAAGTTGAACAGTAATTAAATACATCGATATGCTTTCCTTGAAGTAGGTAGGTAAGAACAAAATCCTTAATCCTTGATATTGACGATTCCTTTACTTTGTTCTCTTTTATGAATACAAACATTGGCTTGTCTGAACCATTTGGGTAGTGCTTGGCAAATCCTTTTTCCTCCAAGAAAACTTTATACTTTAACGAATCAATTTTTACATTGTCCTTTTTATCTAAGTACCAAAAGTTATCGTTCTCACTTACTTCTTTTAAATCATCAAATGTATCTTCATCGATATTGTGGATTTTCATTACCTCTGCTTTACCTCTATGTAAGTCAAGTTTAATCTTATCAATTTTCTGATAATCCTCAAAGTATTTAGAATCGAATTGCCTTTTACGGTATGCAGACTTAATTGTGTTTTTTGCTTCTTGCTCTGAAAACTCTCCAATGATTACATTGTTAAGTATATATCCTTCAGCGGTGTATTGACTAACTCCATACTCACAAAACGCTCCAGCTAAATCAAACACAAACGCATTACGCTCTCCTTCATTAAATCCTTTACCCCAATTGAATTTCATTATCCTATCAATAATCTTATCCTCATCAGTTATTGGAACTAATGGCACACGTTCTGAAATAGTAAATCCCTCATCAACTAACTTTGCATCAAATATTTCTGCATCATAATTAACATAGATGTTCGGGTCATAAGACTCAAAACAAACTCTGTCCACGTTTGAATTTGCAATATCAAAATAATCAAAGTCAAATTTCTTCTGAAATTCTTTGAAGTATTTAGGGTGGGTTTCCTTAGTGGCTACTGGGATTTTTACAACTCCTTTTATACCATTCCCTGAAGGAGAAATGAATAATAATACGAAGTGTGGATTTTGCTTCAATAATTCAAAATGTTCGTTAATTACGTCATTATTGGGGTATTTGTCGTAATCTACAACCATTAGTCCCGAATGAGTAATCAATCCATTTGAATTTCTTTCGCTAAACTCTCCAGCAAATAAGATACAAGGCAGTTGTTTTTTTAAATCTTCTCCATTGCGGATGCGTTCGATTAGTTCTTTACTTTTACCTTCTTTTATTCGCGCCACAACCTTTTCGATTGGAACTATAAATGGAACTTCTTTTGATTTTAATAAATCTTTGAATACTGATATTTTCATTATTGTATATTTTTAAATATATGTGCAATTACATCAACAGTCCAAGAATTACCAATAGCTTTAAATCTATGTTGATTACTTACTCCTTCTGTATAATTATTAGGTATTGTTTGTAATCTCTCATACTCATTTACATTAAGAAGTCTACATAAAGATTTATCTTCGTTTAAAACATATTGATTAGTATGACAATTTTTAGTTGTCAAACAATTTGATTTGTTATTTTTTATCCAATTAACACCTTTTTCTATTCTTATTTTATTACCCCATTTAGAATAAAAACATTTTGGAATTTGTCTAAAAGGAACGTCTTGAATTACATCTTTAAATAATATTTTTTTATCTATAGGTACGGATATATTTGGTATATTAGTCCAATATAATCTATCTCTGTTTTGAGCAGAAACAAGATTTGAATTTAAAGCAATAGGCTTAACTTCTAAATTATCAGATATTATATCTTGCCATTCTTTTTTCATATTTACATTTTCAAGAAGAAAGTATTTTGGTTTAACTTCTTTTAATATTCTGACATATTCAAAAAATAATCCGCTCTTACCTTTAAATCCACTTCCGTTTCCAAAAGAAGAAAAACTTTGACAAGGAGAACCGCCAAATACAATATCTATATCTTTAAATTGCTCTCCATCAAGGTTGCAAATGTCGCCAACTTGAATAGTGTTTGGATAGTTTTTCATAGTTATTTGTATAGCATATTTATCTATCTCACTTGCGTAGTAATTATCTACTTTAATTCCAGCTCTTTCTAAAGCTACTTGACCTGCCGATATTCCATCGAATAAACTTAATACATTCATATTGTTATAATTTAAAGAGCCTTAACTCATTGGCATCCACTCCAAATCATCAAGGCTCTTATGGTTTTTACACCTAATTTCTTAAAGTATGTGGATGTTATACTTGTTGGATAAAAAACCCTCTCCGAAAAGAGGGTAATTAAGTGTTAGCCTTACCCACCTGTTCTACTAACTCGTAAACTATCTTAATAGTCGTACTCCCGATACCACAATCCTGTAAAGTGGATTTGTATTCCCTTTAGTTTTCTTTACTTTCTAAAGCCAGTTACTTTATGCTAAAACTGCATTTCTTCTTCTGCTTCAACCTCAATTTCTGCAACATCAACTTTAGCAAGATATGTTTTAAGATATGCTTCTAACTCATCAAACTTTGCATCAGCATCTCTTGCATCTAAATCCTCAATATCAGCTCCAATAGTGAAATTTGGTACGGAGAATACAACCTTACCTTTTTTACTCTCGGTAGCAGTAGCTACATTTACCCAAGTACGAGTAATGCTATTCTTATTTGCTTTCACAAACTCTCCCCATTGTTGGGTAGCAGAACCTTTCAACTGGATGTTAGCTAATGCACCATCTTCTAACATAATGTAGATAGACTTTGAGTAGTGACCACCTGCATTTTTAACACGTTCTTTAATCTCATTGTACAATCCTTTTGCAATCTCTCCACCTTTAAATGCCTTAACGGTCATTGGCTCTTTAGAAAGATACTTAACTTCGTTTGCGAAGATCCCTGAAGAACTTGCATCATTCCAACCTTTTACAGTTGATAATTCATCAAGGAAAACAAACTTAAATGGAAGCGGTACTTCAACATTTTTTGCTAATCCTTTGTCGTAATAAGAAAATCCTTTTTGGTCAGATTTCCAATCTAAAAACTTTGTTGCTGGATTTTTACTTCCTCCAGCGAATACTTGTGTTCTATTGCTCATACAATATAAATTTAGTAGGGGAAATTATGATGCTCCCCCATAACATCTTTGACAAAAGTAATACTTATTTATTTACCATCCAAATAAAATTGATAGAAAATATAAAAAAAAGTATTTCTATGTTGTGTTTATAATCAGTTTCATCGACATCGTATAACACTCCGAGGATTATTCCGCTTACTGGAGTTATTGCTATTTCTGTTATCATTTTGATAATCTTATTAAATTAATCTTTCTGTAAATATCATTTACTCTTTCCTTATTTACGCCTTTCTTGTGGTAAAATTCCATAACTCTTAAAACTCTCTGATAAGGACTGTATTTTCTTTTCATAAATATATATAAATTTTTGTTCTTCTTTTGTTCCGTTGCAATGGTCGTAAATCTGATTTAATCCTACCGAATTATCTTTAGCAGCTGTCTTTACAGATTCATATATCTTTCCATCTTTTAATCTTTTTACTTTTCTAATAACTGAAACTTCGCTTTCACTTTTCTTTTTAGGGATAGGGATTTTTCTCCTTATACATTCTAATACTATGAAATCATAATCATCCCATTTAGGTCTTGACTTATCCCATAGCCTATGTTCTCTGATTCCTGCTTCTCTTAAAATCTTGCTTATTTCGTGGTTTCTCATAGTGATTTGATATATTGACCATTAGAATTAGTTAGTAGAACTATATCAAACTTTCTATCGTATTCAGCAACAACATAATTAAGTATGGAATTTATATCGGCATACGTTTGAATGTACATAAATAATTGATTTCTACTTAATTCAGGTTTATGCTTATACCCATCAAACTTTTCCTTGTAATAAATGTATATTAACTCGGTTGGGTTAGATATTTTTAGATTGATATAGTCTTGTCTTGTCATTTTACAAAATTACAGTTAATTTTCCAGTTTTGCAACTAAGTTTGTGAATACCGTTATATTGACCGCAATAGGGGCATCGCATCTCCCAGTACTCATCACATTCTCCGTTTGAATTTATCGGTGGGGTAACAAACCAAGATTGTAAGTATTTACTATCCATAGCGGTAAAACGATAACAAAACTCTCGCTTTTTGCAGTTAGTGCCTTTGCATTTAGTTATATCCATATCATAATAATTTTTTAGTTCCTATTTCATATTTCTGTACAGGGTTGATTAGTTTCAGAAGTATAAATAAACGCTCTGCTTCTGCATAGTCTATTCTACCATTCTCATCAAAGTAGACTTTAAGACCATTTTCATCATCTTCTATTGTCATTGCAATTTTGCCCTTTATATGGTCGTTCCATTGCTCTGTGTTGCTAAAATAAAGAATATGGTATATTACATCTCCTTGAGTTATTTCTTCGTAATCATACTCGTATATGTCGTCTATAAAAATTTGTTGTTTCATATTAAATTGATTTTACCAAGATTTGTAATAATTTTTAAAAGTATCGATAATTCTTTTGATTGCTCATAACTTAATATATTCATAATATTAAATTGTATTCTTTTTCTATCTTCAAAAACTTTGAGAGCAATATCTCCATTACTATAATATAGAGTGTGAAGATTATCATCGCTTAGTTCATAATCATACTCGTATATGTCGTCTATAAAAATTTGTTGTTTCATATTAAATTGATTTTATAATTCGTCGTGCCTCTGCATCTGATTTTGTTGCTCTAATTCTTTGTATAATTTCGGAGTTGCATAGTTGTTCTTGTTGCCATTTAGCTAAATCAAGCATTGATTGTTTTATTGAAGGATGATTTTCTACTAACATTCCTGTATTATCAAACAATATTCTTTCAGCAACTTCTTTAAGTGTTTCTTTCATCTTATTTCTTTTTAAATTGTTCAAAGAAATCATTAAAACTATATTTCCCAAATTGACCTTCAAAAAATGCTACTTTTAAATCTTCCTCACTATAACTTCTTTCTTGTGAAGCATTATAAGCATCTTCTCTTTGTCTATTAATATAATCTTTAAGGTATTTAGATTGTTCTTTTGTTAGTGTTGACCATATTTCTTCAAATGATTTTTTATCTTCTTCAAGTGTTTCTTGCTTAAAAGATTTTATTGCTTTGTCAAATTGTTCTATATTGTCATTGATAAACTCTACGTGTTGTTTAGGTTCTTCAATCCTTTTACATTCTTTTGTCAAATATCCTAAACATTCATCTGTACATTCACATTCTTTTTTCATAATTTATTTAATTTGCTTGGTACGGTTATACACATTCCATTATCAAAATACTCGCTTAAAATTCTATCTATTCTACGTTGTGATATGAAAAATACTGTTTCTAAATCCAATGCGCTATTGTTACGGTGGGTAAGGAAGTATTCTACAATCGCAAACCTTTCATTAGCACTTACTAAATTTCGTGGTTTTTTTGCAGTTTTTAGCAAATCAACATCAGAATTTAAGTAATACAACCTGTTATTCAAGTTTAAAGGTTCAATATCTAATTTTCTAAATCTTGAAATAACCGTATTCCTGTCTAATCCTAATTTATTTGCTATATTTACTGCGCTTATATAATTTGCCATTATAAGTTTTTTCTTTTATAAATTAATTTAGCATTTAACTTTTTCCTTTCTTCTTTGGTAAGTCTATACATATATCCAAAAATATCATTGTCAATTACGTATAAATAATTGAAATATACGAACTTATCATTTTGTAGTGAAGTCATTATACTTGTAATTTACTATTGATTTTATTAATGTAATCCTCCTTAATAGCTATTGCTTCCTCAAGTCTTTCTTTAATAAGACTAATCATTTCCTCATCTCTTTTTACTTCTATTGTGTGATGAAATTCCTCTCCATCAATAACGCAGTAGTTAAAGAAATATGCCTTGTCAGAATTACTACATAACATTTGCATCTGCATTTGAGCATAGTATTCCTTATCAATATTCTCGTCAGCCACAATCTTAAAGAACTTAGTTGCTCGTGGACACTTAATCTCAAGTATCGCATCTTTTCCCACAACGCCATCGGGTGATGCCCCTGCGTGTTCGCCATAAGGAAACATAAACGATTCAGTTGCTTCAGGATGGATCTCTTGGAATTTCTTGAACGCGTGCGGTTCTAATTCTACGCCCCTTGCCATATCAGCCCCACGATAACTATCTTCGACTTGACCGTACAATTGTTCGATTGCTTTCTCAATAGCATAAGTCTTTCCAGTTTCTCCTAACCCTCTAACGCCTAACAACTTGTGTATCTCTGATGCTGTGAATTTTCCATAACGCTCTTTGTACCATCCCAAACTCCTTTGAGAATTTTGATTGCCTTGATAGGTTGCCTCGTACGGTAAGTTATTAATTGTTTCTAATTGTTCGATTG